ACTTGTAGATTTAAAATATTATAAGATTTTAATTTTTCATAAATTTTTTTATAATTCTTAACTTGAGATAATAAATAAAAAATAGGAAAACTTAAAATTATAGAAATTAAATCTTGATATTTTAATTCTAATTTTATATCATATTTAAATAATATTTTTTGTAATATTAAAAAAACAAATAATTCAGACGCTATTTTTAATACAAATAATCCTGTTATTTTTATTTGCATAAAAAGAGGTTTATTTTTGTTTATTTCTTTGTTTTTATTACTTCTTTTTACAAAATAGTACATACTAAAATTTAATAAGGTAATTCTTAATAAAATTGATAATACAAAATTAACTGGTGTAATAAAATATAAACTTAAATAACTTAATATTCCTACTAATCCTCCTAGTAATAAGTTTTGTTTATAAAAATTAGTAACTATTCCAGTTAAAAGCATTCCCTCAAAAAAACTTACAATTAAATATGTTAAAATTTTAAATTACCCCTCTTTTTCTTCATATTCTTTTCTTGCTTTTTCATTCTTTACTTCTGCTATTTTTAATGAAATTAAGCACTTACTACATAAATACAATAAAGCCAAAACATTTATTTGTTTATTGCTTTGTAAAAAAATTTCAAGTCCTTCAAAATTTAAATATTCTGCTAATTCCTTTATATATTGATAAGGAATAACATTAAACATAAAAATTATAAAACTATAAAAAAGTAAATCAAGTATAGTTGCTTTAAATTGATATATAATATCATGTTGAGTATTTAAAAAATCTTTATTATTTTTATTATATTTAAAATTTAATTTATTAAAACAAATAAAATTTAAAATGTCGTACACTATGCACCAAATATAAATTAAATAATACTTAATTTTAAATGTTTTTACTTTTGTAAAATAAATTAAAGCGTTAAAAATAGATAATGTAAAAAAATATTTAAAATCCTTTATGGAAGGTAAAATCTCTTTAAGTTCATTTATAAATAAATTTTCAATAATATACCAGCCCCTGTCTGCGGACTTTATTTTTTGTTGCTTTTTGTTTCAATTGTTAATTCAATTTTTTCAATTTTTTCGTTTTCATCTTTTTCTATTTTTATAATTTTGCTTAAAGCAATAATTGAAATTAATAAAATCAAAAAAAGTAAAAAGAAAAATGTAATTATAGTTGCAATTTCAAAATAAATATTAAACCTCTTTTATTTATTCTTATTTGTTTCTTCTTGATTTAATCTTACCTCTCTAAAATTCCACAACATCGACTTCTGACTTTCTTTTAAATTATTAATATCATATTTTAAATTATTAATATATTCTTTTAAATCATATATAAAAATAATTAAAATTATTAATAAAGTTATATTTATTATACCTAATAAAAACATTTTATACCACTTTTTCTATTATAAATTTTTTAGTAATTGCTGTAACATCGTTTTCAGCTTTAGCAAATTTCAATAATCCTCCTAGCGTTTTTTGTCCAAAACCACTATCGATTATTTTATAATCTTGAAATTTTGCACCTGCTTCTGCTTCATTAAATACTACATAATGACTAAAACTATTTTTTTTAACTCTTAATATTGCAGGTATTCCTTTTTGTACACAAGCAAAAGCATCAGGAGCCATAGTACATTTAAATTTTTGACCTAAAACAACCATCGGCAAATAAGTTACATCTCCGTTTTCATTCGTTCCATTTAAAACTACATCTTTTACAATTTGTCTAAATTTATCAGGAGTAGCTTTTAGCATATAAGCAATAATCATTGACATTGACATTACACAACAACCATAAGATTTTAAAGTTGTATTATTTTTAAATTTTATATCTTGAAATTTTGTATCATATTGTAATATAGTTGGTATACCTTTTATACTGAACATAAAAATCACCTTTATTTAATTATTTTAGTTGTTCCTGTACTTCCTGTTTCTGCTACTATAACTCCGTTACTATCTTTATACTCAATTATAGTAAATAAATATTTATCACTTACCATATTATAACCTAATATTGCATCTATTAATAGTTTTGATGTAGTTTTTGCAACCGTCATTTTTAAATCTTCTCTTGAATTATACCAAATATTGTTTTTTACTATAATCTTTATATATCCAGTATCAGATAACTCTGGAGTTACACTTTCTAAAACATCTGCTCCTGTTTCTAAAATTAATGCTACTCTTTCATTAAATAACTCAATATTTTCATCTGTTGGCTTGAATATTACCTTTTCTTTTTTTTCTTTTTGGGTTTTAGTAGTTTTTGTAGTCGTCGTTGGTAAGGTACTCTTTGGTGCTTGTTTTGGTTTATCGTTATCTCCTACTCTTAATAAAAACCATATAGACATCAGACAACCCAACACTGTTAATCCTATTTTTAAATCTTTTCCTATAGTGCTATGTCTCCATAATATATAAATACTAACTGGTGGTATAAAAATCAATGTAAATATGAATAAAGCGATTGTTTTTTTACTCATGTTCTATTGTTACCCCTTTCTCTAACTTTATTTCTACTTCTAAATTTAAATTAAGTCTTTCCTCTATAGTTAATTCTTTTATTTTGTTAAATAATGCTTTCTCTTTTATTATCTTCTCCTGTGTTTTTCTCTCTAATTCTCTCTCTAATTCTCTTTTTTGATAGAAAATAGTTATAATTACATTGTTATCTCTATCGTAAAAACTGAAATTATTTATATCATTAGCTTTTTTCTCTAAAGCTGATATAGTTTTTATATTCGGCTCATCCTCTACAATTTCATTATCTATATAATCTACTGATGGGGGCGGTTCTTTTACCATATAATCTATTGATGGTGCCTCCTTTACCATATTAAATTTTTCTTGTATGGTTTTTGATACCTCGCCAGCTACATAGTACATAATACTTAATACAAGCCCCCATATATATTTTTTTGCCCTTTCTTTAATGTTACTTTTACCATCCATCTATCACCTCACAGGCGACTTTTTCTTATATTCAAATATTTATATTCTATTATTTATATTCTATTATTTCAACTGCCATAGAATAGTATCGTATATCCCCATCATTTAAATAGAAAACTTTTTCTTCATTTGACCAGCCCAAATCGTTATATTTCGTTACTTTCCATTTATATGTTTCGCCGTATGGTGAGTGAAGATGTGAGAGGTGGTATCTTTTTCCATTATAAATAATATTCTCACTAAAATTTGGGCTTATAGAAAGTGTTGATGATTTTGCATAAGAACCATCTGTTTCTAGCTGAAAATTCGTTGCTCCAACTCCCGATACTTTAGCACTCACATTATGATCCGACTGCGTCCCAAAAATATAGGCTGGTAGCCTTAAAAAATGACCTATTAGTTTTATTTTACATTTGTCCCCATCCACAATAGGTGAGGGCAAGGTAACAGAAAAGATGCCATTCACTCCTACACCGCTACCTTCAATAACAAAATTCATTTTTATTATTCTTTTTATAGGGTCGTTTAATTTTTGTATCTCATCATAAATTATTATATTATTCAATTTTACCCTCCCAATTTCCAGCTATCTTATTATAAGTTTCTGTAGTGTTTATATTTTGACTTGTACAAATAGTTTTTATTATAAATTTATCTGCTAATATATCTGTAGTCCTTGTTGCATAAACTGAATTATTAATAGTATTTATAATCTGCTCTGTTATTTTAGTAGTTGTTTTAGTATATTTATAAGTAAATCCTTTTCTATAAAGCATATTATCAAAATCAAAATATTTTTTATCTAAAATATCTGCTTGTATAGTATTGAACCATGAATTGTATTTATTCTCAAAACTATTAATATTATTTTGGGCTAAAGTTAATGCTGATTGATAGCTAGTAAAAATATTAGTAGTATCTATTTGTTGTACAAGTCCAACCACTATACCACATAAGCTACTGTTTAATCTACTGTCTGTAATATCTGCTTGTAATATTTCTTTAGTGCTTCTCCTTACCAATACCTCGGCTAGTTCTAGTTCCCACACATCGGCATTTCTAGTTATAGTTGGTTTAATTGGGTTAGAACTTGGTACTCCTGCTTTATATAGTATTTTTATTTCTCTATCTACATTAAAATCACATTGTAAAACTATAATATCTCTTCTATCCATGCTATCACTTGGATTGTTTATTTTAACAGTTTTATCCTCTGATAGCTGATAACCTCTACCTTTAATAAATCCAGCTCCAACTTTAACAGTTAGATTTAAATTGCTGTCTACAGACACAACTTTTAGCTGGTTTGAGGGGTTTGGATAAACGCCATCACTTATAAACTTATTAAAATAATTTGCAAAATCAAAATCTGAATAAGTTCTGTCTGCTTCCATTAACCCAGTTTCAGTATTTAAAACTTGTTTACTTGCAAATGGAAATGATTTCTCTATTTTAGCTGCCATTGTATTTTTTTCTCCCCTAATTTTATTTCTAATTCATAAGTACCGTTCGCCCCTAAATACTCTATTATTTGTAAAATAGGCTGTTCTCTAGTAAAATTAAAGTGTGTATCTTCAAATAAAACAGTATCTCCTAAATCCCAGTCTATTTTATATTCAAATTGTTTAGTTGGTAAGATTAAGGCTTGTACTTTTAGTGTATCATTACTTAGATTTAATACCCCAGTTACCCTTGTTGCGTCTTCTTCTAATAAAATAATTTCTTTTCTGTTTAGTCCTGTTTCTTCTATTTGATTATAAAACCCTAGTTCTTTTATTTTATTTGTTTCCTCATCTATAGCATAAGCTACATTTTTTACATTTCCCTCGTCTACCATTAATTCCGTATCTGCTATATTATTAAATTCATCTGAAAATATAACACTATCGACTAAATATCGTCCTTGGTATACCTCAAATTCAAAATAACTATCTTTAAAATTAATTCTATAGCCTAGTCCTGAATAACTACATAATAAGGTTATTGCTTCTCTTACGCTCATATTTTGCATGTTATAATTTGATTGACTATATGAATTTATATTTTTAAAAGTTGCATTTTTTATTATTTTAACTTGTCTTTTGTTATTAGTTGGTTCTATAAGATTATCTTTTACTATTTTATATATAAGTTCCTCGTAACTTGTTCCCTCTTTAACTTTAAATTCATTTAATATAACTCTATCCTGCAAAAAGAAATCGATACTAAATCCAGCAACTTTTATAATAGTTTCGTTTTTAAAATTCTTATAGTGGTTAACCGATTTTATTATATAAGGTATATTATTAAATAATATATAATTATCTATTTGTAATATGTCTGAATACTCAAAACTGTTTAAATCTATATTAAATTTCGATATATTCCTATATGTTTTTTCAACTGTAACACCAACAAAATTATCTATAAAACCTAAAAATTCAAATCCCCTACCATACACATCTATCATATAAAACCTACCTTACAAGAATAATGGTGAGTACAAAATACTTACATCTAAATTACTATAATTTATGTCTGCATCGTAACTTAAAGTGTTTTTACCAACATCTAAATAAAAGAAATTACTTATTTTTCTATCTAATTTGCTAAAAGATTTAATATTGTTTAGCAGTACATTTTTATATGTTGGGGTTGATATTATCTCTAATACATCACCTTTTACCATATCTACATTAATTTTTATTAAATCTCCAGTTATTTTATTTTCAATCTGTACATTTTTAACCGTACCATCTCTGCATTTAAATTTCGCCCTAAAACCTGCTGGTACATCCCCTTTATTTACTATCTCTCCTATTTTCATTGATTTTGAGTTAGCAAATATAACAGGACTTGCAAATTGCATATTAAAATATAATTTTGGGGTTAGTTCTGCTAACACTTCCACTTGGTCTTTTAAACCCCAATATGGATTAGTAGCTTGTAGCTCTATTTTAAACCATGATACGCCCAATTTTCGGTCAAAATAAACCATTGATAAAGGAATTGCTTCTATTTCTTTTTCAAAACCAACCCCACGATAAATTAACTTACCAGAATTAAAACTGTCTTGTTTTGGGTTAAAGCAAATCCTCATTTTACGCTCTAGTTCTTCGTATTCGTTTCTCATAGATATTAACCCTTTTATAGTAATAAAGCGACTATCTAAACTGCTACTTAAACAAGTTACGCCGTCTTGACCTATTGCTTTTGTATTGGTTAAATTATTATCTATTTTTTCGCTAAAATCTGTAACTTTGAATAAAGAAAAAGCCCCTAATTCTATTGTATTTTTTCCATATATATATATAAGTTTATCTGTTTCTTTTAAAGAACCCATTAGTAAGTCCTCGCTGCCATAATATTATCAAATTGCCTTGCACTTTCTCGTTGCATTTGTCTTGTATCTAAATTGTTTGTGTAAAAATTTTGAATAATATTAACTGGTTGTTGTTGCCTTTGTTGTATCATGTCGTTATTTCTGCTATTAAACCTACTTAGGCTTGAAGTATCTAAAATTGAACGCCCTACCGTGTTAAGTTGTATTTCGCTTTTACTCTTGCCACCACTAAACCATCCAGTGACTGTATCGGCTATTCCTGATACTTTTTTCTTAAGTGAGTTCCATGTATCTAATATCCCATCAACCCAACCCTGTATAAGGTTTTTACCCCATTCTTTCACATCATCTACTAAATCTAAAAACCACTTACTTATAGCATTCCATAACACTTTAAAGGCTAATTTGAGAGTATCCCATGCTAAGCTAACAATATTACCGACTTGTTTCCAAAAAGCATTCCATAATTCAACTAGTCCCTCTTGCATTAATTTCCAATCTGAATTAAATAAGCCTTTAAATATCTTAAATATTGCTTTTATACCGTCGATAAAATTATTAAAGCTTTTCTCCATAAATTCCCAAATTCTACTCCAAATTGCTTTTATTTCTTCGCCATGTTCTGCCCAAAATTTTTGGAATTCCTCTTTAAATTTATTAAAAGTTTTAATAAGAAAATCAAATGCAATAATAAAAGCTTGTTTTATGTCCTCCCATATCTGGGTTGTTTTCTCAATTATAGCCTCGCCGTTCTCTGCCCACCACAACTTAAAATCATCAAGCCATTTTTTTATTAAGTCTGAAATTACCTTTATAGTATCTTGATATATTTTTTTTATCTTTAGCCATGTTGCGTCGACATTTTCCCTAAATTCATCGTTGCTTTTATATAGACTAGCAAAAATTGCTATCAATCCAGCTATCGCTGCGACTACTAAAGTAACTGGTAATAGTGTGCCATTCATTGCTACATTTAAAGCTTTTATTGAGGTCATAGCACCACCTATACCTGACGATATTTGCCCTATAATTAAAAGCAACGGTGCAAGTCCAGCCACTACTGCAAGGACTATAAATATAAGTTGTTTTTGCTCTGCTGTTAATCCTTGAAACCAATTTATCACTTTTGCAAGTACCTCGTTTAATTTCTCCATCATTGGTAAGAGTAACTGGTTAATCTCCGTACCAACGGCACCAAATAAACCTTTTGAGTTTCTTTTAACCTTATCAAATTGGTCGTTAAGCTCAACATTCTTTTTTAGCACATCTTCGGACATAATAAGCCCTAAATCTGCCATTTCTTGCCCATAAGCTTCTAAATCTGCCGTTCCATTTTGTAATATAGAACCTAAATCTGTATATGTTTTGCCTAGTAGTTCCTGTGCAAGTCCCGCTTTTTCCGTTTCATTTTCTACTTTTGATAGGGCGTTTATAACATCATACATAACCTTTTCAGAATTTCTATAGCTTCCATCTGCATTTTTTACTTCTACCCCTAGTTTTGCATAGGCAAGTCCTGTACCTTTTGTGCTATCGGTTGCTTTATTCATATTCTGTCTTGTTTTAAGTAAACTTTTAGATAAACTCTCAACACTAACATCTACAAAATCAGACGCTGAACCCCATCTTTGGAGAGTATCAACTGAAATACTAGTTTGGTCTGATAAAGTTATTAAATCGTCTGCACTTTGTGCTGCTGCAACCCCTGCTGCAACTATCCCACCAACTGCTCCTGCTGCGATTGCACTAATTGGAGTTAAAGCTTTTCCTACTTTTGTTGCTCCATCTCCAACCTTATTAAATCCAGCCGTTGCTTTATCCCATCCACTCGTTTTGGTAAGTTGACTGTTTAACCCTTTTAATTTATTTTCTGTTGCTACAATTTCAGTTTGTAATTTTCTAAACTGTGCCTCGGTTATTTCCCCTTTTTTAAAAGCCTCTAGGTTTTGCTCTTCGGCTGTTTTTAATAACTTTAGTTTCTTTTCAGTTTCTGCTACGGCTTCAGTTAGAATTTTCTGTTTATTAGCTAGTAATTGTGGGTTTGCACCGTCAAATTTAAGTAATCTTTCTGTTTCTTTAAGTTCTTTTTGTAGGTCTCGCCCTGAACTTTCTATTGTCTTTAAGCTTTGTTGTAAGCCTGTTGTTTTGCCATCTATTTCAATGGTTAATCCTTTAATATTTGCTATGTCTTACCACCTACCTTTAAAAATTATCAAAATCATTTTGAGTAAATTTCTTTGCTTTAGGTTCTTCTGTTTCTTGCTCACTGTTTATTTTTTCTATGCACAAGTCAATAACAAATCCCATTTCTAGGTCTTCATCTTGAAATATAGGTATACCTAGTTGTAAAGCCACAAAACACAGATAACTATATGTTAAGGGCTCATCACTGGTACTATTTACTTTTTTGTTCTTACTACCGTTGTTGCTGTATTCATATTCCACAACTCAGCAAGTGCCGACATTAAAATGCTCATATCTGCAAAACTGAGATAATCACAGAAATTGTCTATATCCCCAATCTCATCTCCCATGCCATGTTTAGCCATGATGTAGCATACTTGTTCTAGTATCTGAAAATCAAAATCGGAAGTATCTTTTTTGCTTGTCTGTACTGCCAATCTTTGCATATCTGCTAACATATCTTTTTTAAATACTTCCCTATACATTCTCGCCGTTCTAAAAGTATTTTTTAATTTTATTTCTTTACCACTTGATAATAATATAGTCTTATCTGCCATATAATACCTCCTACTCTTCTATCGGTTCTGTTACTGGTTCTGGTTCTGTTACTGGTTCTTCAATCACTCTTTCTATTGACTGAATTTCTGCTTGTTTTACTTGCGACTGTTCGCTCAATCGTGGAGTATATACTTCGTTAAACCAATTATCATATATAGCTTTATTTTCTTGTGTACTTGATACATTTGATTTTACTATAGTAGATGCTACTGTTGGTAAGACGCTCAAATTTAAGGTTGCGTTTTGGAATTCTAAAGTTTTTGTATTAGTTTTGCCTGTTACATCTACTCTTGAACAACTACACCTAAAAAATAAATGTCTTTTTGCGTTTTTGTCTCCCTCAAATTGGAACATTAAAGCAAATTCCTTACTAATTGAGTTAGCATATTCTGATATTACTCCGTTGTCTATTTGTTCGCCTAAAACATTTATTCTAAAGTCATCTTGTAAATTAGTTAGCTCAAGCGTTCCTTTATACCCTAAATTACCAAATTGGCTAAAAACGACTGTATTATTGCCATATGCTAGAACTTCCTCGCCCTCTGGAGTTAATGTTACTGATACCCCATATAATAAAGGTATAGGCTTCTCGTATATTTCTTGCCCTTGCGTGTCGTATCCACTTATAACTGCATAGTGTGGGTTTGTAAGTCCAAATTGTACTACTGAATTATCACTCATCTATACCTCCGATTTTATGGCGTTAATGTACGCCGATACTATATTATTTTTATTTTCTTCAAATGTAGATTTTATAAAAGGTTGTTGATGTTTACCGTACTCAATTATATTAATTAAAGGTATACCTTCATCTGTTAAAGTTGTATTCCCAATATATCTACGACCTTTATATTTCTTATTTTGTGTCCACCCATTCTTAAACTTACCAGAACTAACAGGGCTTTTTCTTTTTAAGGCGTCTATTAAGACTTTAGCTCCTGCTTCTAGTCCTTTTATGTTACTTGCACGATAAATATCATTTCCATATTGTTTTAAGGCTTCGTTTAATGCGTCCGATAAACTGGATGATTTCATTTCGTAAACTCCTCGTATATAAACTCAAATACCTTGCATTTAAAATAAGGGTCATTAGCAAATCCTATGTCAATATCACCTATTATTAAACTAAATCCAGCATTTTTAAAAGCATTTTTTAATTTATTTATTAACTCATAATTATTGTCTTGTTTTCTATAATAGAAATTAATTCTAATAGTTGTTTGTTCTAAAAAGTTTGTATTATCGGCGTATAATTCGTTAGTTGTCCCCTCTAAACTATAAACAAAATATTTATCAACTTTCGTTTCTACTTCATTATATTCCAAATAATAACTAAAAACTTTGTCATCTTTAAAAGTTTGATATAAAAGCTTTCCTATAATTTTTACTAATTCCATTACTTAAGCTCCTTGCGTGTTACTTTAAATTCCATATATCGATTTTCACCTTTTATATTAGTAACAGAACCTGCCAATTGATATAGTTTTTCTATATCACCATCAAAAATTATATTACCTTTCGTTATAAAAATTTGCTCTTCTTCCATAAGGTTATATAGGCTAGGGTTATAATACATTCTAATAGTTGCCGATATATTAAGATTGTTGGCTTGATTTAAAATCTGTTGGTATCCGTATAAATCAATCCAATCACAAAACCAAATATCAGATATTTTACCTAAAATTTTATTTTTTATTATAAAATAATTGCTTTCTATTTCTCCTGTCTCTTCGTTTCTATTATTTATTTTTTTATAAATTATTATAGGAAAATTATTTTTTAAGCGATTCATTTGTTAATACCTATTTTGATTAATTAAGTTTAATAGCATTCCTTGAAAAGAATTATTATAATTTTCCGATATATTATTTTTTATAATAATTGATACCGCTTGTACACTTGAATTATTTTCGATATTATCTCGTTTCCATCCAGCGTTTAGTAATATTTCCTTTGCATTTTCTATATGTTGGTTTATCTCCATATCTTTAATAGGGTCATCATAAAAAACCCCTAACATAATTTTAACTTTGTTTAAAAAATAACATTCAATATCACTTGTACATTCTGGTTCTGGTTCTGGTTCTGGTTCTGGCTCTGGTTCTGGTTCTGGTATTTGTTCTGGTTCTGGTATTTGTTCTGGTTCTGGTTCTGGTATTTGTTCTGGTATTTGTTCTGGTTCTGGTATTTGTTCTGGTTCTGGTATTTGTTCTGGTTCTGGTATTTGTTCTGGTTCTGGTATTTGTTCTGGTTCTGGTATTGGTTCTAGTTCTGGTATTGGTTCTGTTTCAGGTTCTGTTATTTCTTCAACTTCAGGTTCTGTTATTTCTTCTACTAAATTAATTGATTGTCTTAAATTAGAAATAGGTATAAAATTAATGCCGTGTGGATTATCAGCTCCATATTCTGAATTATCTTCTCCAATAATTTCACCGTTTACTAAAACACTTTCTAAAGCTTTATTATTTTCTAATTTTGTTTTTGAAAAATAATCTTTAGATATTCTATACGCCGTTTCAGGTTCTACAGTTGCATTTATTATATTAGTTAATACTATACAATTTTTAACCGTACCTGTTGTTTTTTGTGTTCCAGCAACCCCTCCAGCGTATCGATTAGATATTATGCTTTCGCCTCTTACTTCACAATTACTAATCATAGGACTAGAAGTACCTAAAATTCCTACTAATCCTCCAGCACCACCACTCCCTACTGAATTTATAGTTGAGGTTATAGCGTTTATATCTGATATACTATTATTTAATATACTTTTATTTGATAAATTACCTAAAATTCCTCCAACACTTTCCGTCCCTGTTATTTTGTTACCTTGTACATAAATATTATTTAAATTTACGCCATCTTGTGCATCAGCAATTAACCCTCCAACTCTTGCAGTTCCTTTAAGGTTAATTTTTTCAGCGTTAATATTTACAAAATCTATATTTTTTGTAGCTAATCCAACAAGCGACGCTGTATAAGAATCACCTAAAATTAAAATATTGTTTAAATTTAAATCTTTTATTACTATTTTTTTATCTAAATTACCAGTGATTTTACTAAAAATAGCTACATAATTTATTTTAGTATTAATTATTTTTATATTACTTAAAATCTTATTATTTCCGTCAAAATTACTTTTAAATTCTGTTATTGGTAAATCAGGATTATCTTCTTCAAAATCAATATCATTTTCTAATTTAAAATATAAATTAGGTTCACTATATTCAATATCATTTAATAAATAAAAATCTTCTTTGTTTTCAATTAAATATGGTTCTAATTCTATTCCTAAACCTTTTAATTCTTTCATTTTTATCACCTTTTAAATAAATAAAATAAGTTAGTAAAACTAACTAACTTATCTTATTTAGAAATTTCTCCTGCTACTTTTTTTCCACCATTTCCAGATTTTAAAATTATTAAAGAATTAATATCTAAACATTTTCCATCTAAATTTTGTACTGCTTTTATTCTTCTATCTTCAGTTTCCCAATCAAATCCTCCACCATCATCTTTAGCCATAATTCCTAAATCATAAATTTTATTTAAGGAATAGTCGCTAAATTTATATAAAAAAGCTTTTACATCTGGTGTATCTTGTAAATAATCTCCACCTAAAATTACTTTTCTTCCTAGCAAAATTGCCTCTTCTTTCCCGTCTAAACCTTTATTAACACGTGCAATAGGTTGTCCATTTGCATCTACCATTCCCACCATTTCATCATAAAAAAACTTACGTGAAGTAAACCATACCGTTCCGTCTGAATAAGCATCAGGAAGAGCACCCTCTGCCAACATTAAAGTTTTATAATCAAATGTTGTAAAATTTATAATTTTATCATTTTCAGGCGTTTCAACTAAAATTCCTTTAGGTGAATTATCCCCTTTTCCAGAAATTATAGATTTTTCAATAGCTTTAACCATACCTACACTTACAGTTTCTATAAAGTAGCGTTCAAACGCATCAATAGACATTTTATAAGCTTCTGCTGACATACTTATTTCTATTCTTAATTTATGCTGTGTAAAAACAATTTCCGTTGTTGTTAATTTATTTACTTTGCTTTTTTCTCCCTCTCCAACCCATTGAGCAATTGGTCTAATTCCAGCAACAGGATAACTTATACCAAAACTAAAAGCTGTCTTTGTAACCATCGGTAATATAAATCCTATCATTTCCATTTTTTCTATAATTTTATTAACAATATTTTTAGGAATAACCGATTGAATATCCCCAGTTAAGGTATTATCTCTCAATTCTTTAGGAATTTGTTTTCCTTTCGTAAGATATTCTTTAAAAGCAAGTCTATATTCCATATTTTCATCATTTTGTAATGACTTTTTATTAAAACTTTTTATTTCTTTAAAATTATCATCCGAACTTCCTCTAAATTGAAAACCTTGACTTTGTGCAAACGCTTCTCCGTTTTCATCTTCCGTTTGTAAGCTTTTAGTTTGCGTATTATTTTTGTGAATGTCTAATTTTTTTAATTCTAAGCCTATTGAATTTACAGTTTCCTCATCTTCTGCTAATTCCATTTTTGAAAATAATTCTGTTTTTCTTTTTTCATATTCTTTTATATCCATAATTAAAAACCTCCATATTTTAACTTTAATTTTATTTTTTTCTTTTTTAGTTCTAATAATTCATTTTTACTTTTTTTAAACTTACTTAGACATCTCTCTTCAAGTGCATCAATTTCCGTTGTTTCATAATAAGGCGTATCTACCAAACTAACATCGTAAAGCTTGTCTATTTTAGCGATAGTTCTTAAAACGAACCCCTCTTTTTCTTCCCATAATTCGCCATCTCTGTCAATCGTAAAAGCAAATGACATTTTAGTAATTAATTTATCTTGCACCATTCTAAACCAATCTTTATTCATGTTTGTATTACTTAAAGTTGCAATTATTTTTAAACCTATTTCGTCTATAACTAATTTTAAAGACCCATTTCGTGTACTTGCTAAAACTGGTATATTATCCGTATGATTATAACGAAGTGGTACATTGTCCATATTTGTATTTTCTAATGCTTTTTCTGAAATTATTTCAGAAATGGTTGTGCTTCCAAAACGATGCACCGCTGGAGAGTTAAATTTTAAAGCGTACCCCTCTAAAACCATTTCCCTTTTTTTATTATTCCTAAAATTAATTTCTGCAAATCTTTTTTCTTTATTTTCCGATAATGTCATTTTTTTTATCACCTCCAACTTTTAATTTTTGATATTCATCAACTAAATCAGAATTTATAAAATTTAAAGATTGCAACCTTATATCTCCATCTTCGACTGGTGGGTATCCGTGGAGTTCTCTAATCTCATTTAATGTTAATAAACCTGTATTTGTAGCTAGATTAGACAATTCTATTTTATTTGTATTAGACATTAAATTCGCTTTATCAAAATACACTTTTATTTTGTGACCAAAATCTACTTGTCTTTGAGTAAACAAATTTTTAGAAAAAGCTTGTTCAAATTCAGTAAAAAAATCTTCAACAACTAGTTCATGAAAAGCTGAATATTCATCAGTGGTATAATTTCCTTGCAAAATAGCATCTGAAACTCCATATCGTTCATAAATTATGCTTTTTAAAAACTTTATGGTTTCTTGTGGTAGTGTTGCTGGATTTTTTTGAATTGGAGTATATTTACCAGCTAAATCAGTTGCAAATATACCTAGTTCACTTGTAAAAATATGCGATTCAAAATTATCTCGTGATTGTTTTAATTTACTTGCTTCTGCTACTGTTTCAGCAGTAAATATTCCCGATATACCTAAACTACTTTTTAAGTTTTTAGGAATAAAACTTAATGTATCATTTAAAATATTGATAGTTTGTTTTATTTCTTTTGTATTTATATTCCCGTTATCATCTCCACCAAAAATTGAATTACAACCTCTTCTATTTTTTAAATGAATTATATCGACACTTGGAAATATATATTTTTTGCCATTTTTAAATAAAAACTCAAAAAATAATTTTCCATCGTCATCATATATTGCTTGATAACTAGACGGATTAAGAACATAGAAAGATTTATATTTTCTATAAATTAACTCTTTTATTTCTATTTCTTCAAATTGTGGATATATAAAACAATTACCTTGTTTTTGTCTTATCCATTCTGCCGTTTTTAAAAAGTCACTAGTCGTTTGATATTCATTTGGTGCATTTTGAAAAAGTCTTGTTATATCATCATTTAAAATTTTTATTTTGTTTTCAGATTCTATTATAGATTTTATTTTAAACTTACTTATAGCCGTAGCTCTTCTGTCTATTGCATTATTAACATAATCACTAAAATAAATATTTTGCAAATTATTATCAAAAATAGAATAATTGTTTTCATTTGAAAAAAACATATTATTATAATCTTTTCCAGTATTATTTTTTTTTCTTGTAAATATCTTCTTTATATTATTAAGAAAATTCAGTTTTTCACCCCCTAATGTTTATATTTTATATATATATTATACTATAAAAAAGCAAATAAATATATTTTTTATATATTTCATATGTTTAAATTATCTAAAAATTCAGATTTATAATCATTAAAAACTTTATACACTATTACGGCACTTGCCGTTCCGTCAATTCTACGATTTCTTGATACCTTTGCTGGTTGCATTTTTTCCATATTGTCTATTTTAAAACCAGTATTACAATAACACCAAAAACTTACAGGGTTATTATCATAATTAACTAACTTGTCTCTAAAATCAGCTTCTAATTTTCTCATTGGAGAATCAAGTGTTTTAGCGTCTTGATAAACACAATAAATATCTTTTTCAGTATTTCCAAAATAACTTTTATATTTATTTATAAAATCTTTACTAAATTTATTATCATAACCAACTTTGTAAGGAATAATATTATATTTTTCATAAATATTATGAATATAATCAGCTACAAAACTTACATCTAAGGAATTATCTTCAACAACCGTTATATAACCACCTTTTTGCCATTCTTCATATTTTGACCCATCGTCTGTATTTGTTAAAAGTTTAGACGATGGTATAAAGTAATGACTAAAAAGATAATTAATTTTATCATTCTCTTTTTTAAATAAAAAAGTTATTGCTGTTAAATCTGTAGTAGTTGCTAAATCTACTCCTACAATGCAATAACAATTTTTAAATTCTTCTAAATCGAAAATTGATTCGTTTAGAATTATTTCAGGTTGTAGCCATGATATACTGGAACTTTGTTTTATATTAAAATCTTTAGCCAACATAAAACTTCTTATAGAACTATTTGTTTTAGATTGTTCTACTAATTCGTCTAAATAATTCCATTTTTTACAAACACCTAACGACGGATTAGCTTTATACCAACTTTCTCTATTTGTCCAAATTTCAGCTTCTGAATCTTGAGTATAAAGCCAAATTAAAAATCTATCATTTATTTTTTCGCCTCTTAAAATTTGTCTTGCATCTTTTAAAACCAAATCTAAATGTCCCTCTTGAGTAAAACCTTCAGTCGTTATTTCGATTAAAAGAGGCTCATCTTTAGTAGACATCGATTGCCACAAACTCATAAATAAATCATCGTTTTTAAATTCGTGAGTTTCGTCCATTATCGATAAGTCAACATTCCGTCCCTCCTTAGCTCCAGTCCGAACTGTTAGCTTTTTAATTTGTGCTTTGTTTTGATAGCTAAATTTACCTTTTTTATTGATTTGTTTTGCATTACCCATAAAAATACCTTTTAAATTTTTTCTTGATGTTTTAGCTAACTTATTTGATTCTTCCCTCATGTTATTAATTTCATTAAATAAAATATTGGTTTGGTCATCAGTGTTACTTGCTACTAAAACATTTACTCCTTTATTCCCACAATAAAAATCAGATAAAGCAAGACTTGATGTAAAAGTAGATTTTCCGTTTTTCCTGCCACACAAAAGTAAAACTCTTGTAAATCTTCTTAATATTTTATTTTCAATATTTATTTTAAAAGAAAATATAACTTCAACTAAAGCTTTTTCCCATAATTCTAATATAAAAGGCATTCCAGCAAATGGACTAATAGAATGTTTACATTCACTTTCAATAAATTTTATTCTTTTATGACTTTCGGCAATATCATAAACATAATAATCATTTTGTAAATCTTTATATAAAGATTTTAAAGCTGTTAATAATTCATTACCAATAATAATTTCTTTTGATAAACATTTTTCATAATATTCTATAAAATAAGAATTTTTAATTATATTCATCAAGCCCTTCATCATCGTTTAATATTTCAACACTCAAATGTTTCATAACTTTATCAGTTATACTAGTTAAAGTAGCACTATGTTTTACAATCTGATTATTTATATCCTCTAAAGTTTTCCATTTTTTACTATCTATAGATAAACTTTTTTCTTTTAAATATTTTAAATAAATAGTTTCATAAGCTATTTGGTCAATTAAAGCCATCATTGCACTTATTTTATTTTTATCTGAATTTTCGAAAGTATCTAAAATTCTTTTTTTCTCTTCTTCAATTTCAAATTTATTCATTTTCATTCCTTTTTTATTTTTTAAAAATTAATAAAAACTGTCAAAAACATTTAAAAAAAATAAAAGTCTTTGCAAGTTCTTCAAAACAAAAAGTCAAAAATTGATGCTGTACAAAAAAACGG